ATCGACCGGCCACACCGGACCGAATCTATCGCTAAAATCAAAGCTGACTTCGATAACGCGCAGCAACTTGGTTGTACCCAATCCGGCAGCGGCGGTGTCCAGATAGATCGACACTTCTGTCGGTAGCACCGGCTGTAGTGCGATGTCGGTGGGTGTGGCGGTGAGCGTAATTCCATCGCTCAAGCGTTGCCCCATCATCGTGCCTTTGACCATGCACTCCTCACGATTAATGGTGTAGCCGAGACTAGTCACCAGGCCATAGGCGTGACTGTGAGCACGTACACTGCCACCAACCTCAATCGTGTATGTCTTGACCGTATCCTCAGCCGTCATGCTCGGCGTGTGCGTTTGCGTATAGGCGATAGTTGCGGCGTTCTGGACCGGCGCTGTGTACTGGATGCCGCTGGCCGCCAAGTAGGTCCAATCTCCATAACAAAGCGGACCGCTAATGCTACCCTCGGTCCACTCTTTGCCCATTGCATTAATGGTCGTGAATTTCTGCCCGTAAGGACGAAATGTGTTAGTCGTAACTTTGATGCCCGGCTCGATTGACGTACCGAGCAAGCGCTTATTTGCCGCCACCGCCGTGCCTGGGGTTACCTCTAATCCAAACTGGGTTCCCTGCAATAAACTTGACCGTTCTGGCATGTCTTAGCTATCCTTCGACGTGGCTGGCACGTCCTCTACAATTGCTTTACGCCCTTTTGTGGCCGCTTCGTATTGGCGCACCAAAAGCCGCTCGTTGTCGCTCATGTTGCGGTTGGCAATGGCGGTTGCGCTTAGTTTGTCGTAGCCGTCGAATGGAACCGTTACCGGCTCGTCTGTGGCCACAAGCAAGCCAGACAAAAGCCGCTGCTCTACTTCTAGCGTCTTAGCGACTTGCGCCACCATGTGGCCGACAATGAAAGCCTCTCCGCTCGGGTGCGCTTCGCTGCGTTCGTTAAGTGCTACGCCGCCACCGTCGTGGTTGCCGCGCACTGTGATTAGTTCTGCCATGCTAACTCCTTTAATTGGGATCGACTTGTATTCGATAGATGCCGCCCAAATGTCTGTACTGAATCCCGTTCGTTACTTCCACGTACTGCACCGGCGCTTGGCGCACGCATGCCAGAATCAACGCATCGGACACGCTACCGCTCGCACGGTGCAGGGTATCGTCTACGATGTCCATAATGGCTTTGGCCGCTGCGAATGAGTTGCTTTGTGTAATGGCTTTGACTTGCCACAAGCCATTGACAAGCGCACGATAGCTGCCAACGGTGTTGAGGTCGCTGCCGCCCTGCCAGTTGTAGACCACCATATTGCCGGTCGTGCCTTGTGGCGCTACGTAACCATAGATGCGCGTTGATACCAGTGCCACCAGTGGCGACGATGCCGATAGGGTTGTGTGTAGCCATGCGTCTACGCGCGTTGTCTCGATCATGGTTGATGAGCCTGTCGAATCATGGAACCGCCTGTTCTACAATGTCGCCCATCTCACGAAGAAACTGCGGGCGTACCATTTCGACGGCTGGTGTCAGGTACGGTCTAGCGGCCATGTGGACCGTGCCATACTCTAAGAAGATGCCGTATTCCGCTGTAACGCCTACTTCCCACGTCAGATCACTGTCGCCCTTTTCCGCTTGAATCGAACTACGTAGAAAGCCGGTGTCCACGGGTGCGGCGGCTTTAGCTAGTGCTTCCGTTTGCAGCGCTGCCGATTCGACCGCTTCCGCTGCTAGCTTGCGCAGATTGCCGGACAGTTGCGGAACATGGTTGAATCTGACTGTTACGGTCCCAAATGCTGGCATTATGTCACCTCGACCACTTGCACACGTAGCGCCGTCAGCCAACTATGGTCAGCCGGTTTGATGACCTCAAACGTACGTGCGCCCATAACAATCCGGTCGCCACTTAGAACGTTTGTTCCGGTTGGTAGTGTGAATACAAAGTCGGCCATGCTGCGTAGCTGCTCAGATGTTTCGCCTTCGTTGGGCCGTGTGCCGCTTGCGCCTAGCCGACAAGCCACGGTTGCCACGGTCGACCATGTACTTGTTTCGCCGCCCATGCCATCACTAGCCACGGTTGCGCGGCTAATCGTGCATGTGTCAGGCCATGCCAGCGCTTGCGTTGCCCGCATCGATGCAACTTCGGCACTACTGAGCATAGTCGTCTGCGCTTTCGGTTATCGTGTATGGGTCGCTGTAGACCATCGTCCCCATTTGGATACCGTACACTGTGCTATATCCCGCCAACGCCGCATCAGCCTCGACTCTGGACAATGCCGACTCCGCCGCCGCCAACATCTGGCTGCGCTTGTAACTCGCACCATCGGCGGTGAAATCGTAGGCCGTCATCAGATAGCTAATGACGGTTTTCCACGCTTCGACCTTCGCCAACGAACGCAGCTTTGCAATGTCGGTCGCTAGGGCAATGGAGGCAACCCCGTAGGCGGTCAACGTGTCGTTGACTGCCTCAATGAAGGTGTAGCTTTCCACGCCAGCCACTTCAGCCACTGTCGCTGTCGTGGCTAGCATGTACCTGGAAAGTTCGTATTCGTCGTAGCTGGTTGGAATAGCCATCAGTATGCCTAGTTATTTGCTCGTGCGAGTTCGATACAATTCGTGCCATCACCCATCAACGTAATGTTATCGAGCGCGCCGAGTGTGTAGTTGGCCGTCAATTTCATGGTCAATGTGTCGGTGATAAGAATATTTTGCGAACCAACGTTGATCACCCGGTACAATTTGCCAGCACCACATGTAATCGAGGTGATGCCCACTGCACCGGCGCTGCTGATCGGTACGTTGGCGCTAATCGGTACAAGCGTTGCTTGATTGGCGATGACGGTGCGTACCGGCGCGGTAAGTATCATGTCGCCGGCCACGGTCAGATCATCACCAACGCCAACATCATCACTGGCCGTTACATCGGCGGCGGTTACGCCAGCGGTTACAGCCACATCGCCACCAGTAACGGCAATGCCACTTGTGTTTACCGTGATGCGCTTGGCAACAATCCATTCAAAGTTCTGGCGGATGGTCTGCGCTGCCGCCGGTGTCACCACCAGAAGCAACATGACCATAACGGCCATAAAGATTCGCTTACTTCTGTTCATCTGTACCGCCTTTGGCCTTTCGCTCTGGCGCTGTCATTCCGATATAAGCAAGTTGTTTCTTTGACGTTTCCGGTTCTGCCGGTTTCGTCAACGCATCAAGGAAATCAGCAATGCCTTCCCAGCGCAGCATTTGTGCCATGTCGGGTTGACGCTGCGTAACTGGTTGTGGAGGATTTACGTTGTGCTTTTTCGCCAACGCAGATGCCGCTTCCATGATGCGGACCTGTGCCGATTGCTGGCGTTTGGCTAACATCGAAGGGTGCATGTTTTACTCCATTAAGCCATTGGTGTCTCGAAGCCAGTCGGGATGGCATACGTGCCATTCCCAACACGCTGGATCACCGCTCCCACCCGATTTTGTGCGCCAAAACCAGCATGACGTTTGTACTGCGATTCGTAGTAAGGATAGTCGTTGCGCTCGGCAACCTTGCGGAAGCCTTGCAAAGCAGGCAGGCTGTCCTCACGCATCGCCAGCGGTCGGTCCCCCTGTGTGGTAACAGCGATGATGTAGTTGGCGGGCAAGATTGACCATTCAACCAGGTGAATTCCAGAATCATGCGCGCCAAATGCCACGCCTGGAACGGCTACACCAAGCGCCTCGGTAAGACGAGCTGCGTTCGGACCTGGATCAATAAATCCAGTGCTCATCGGGTAGTAGCTAGTCAGGCCCTGTACAGCAGCCTTGAGTCCACTCGGAATGAAGGCGATAACCTGGCCACCATTCTCGGCATGCTCGGTCAATTCGGTGTAGATGGCGGGAAACGGGTCACTGAGGTCAGCAACCGTGGCGGCTTGCGCCAGATAATGGGTGTCAGTTGTGCCGGACTGCGAACCCGTCTGAATCATGTACGTGTCGGTGTCGCCGCTAGCTAGCCCCTTGACGGTCAATGCGCCGCGCTCTTCGTCGGTGAATGTCCATGAAGCATTCTTGAACAAGGCGGCAAAGATGTGATCGCGCATCCACATGAGGTCACCATAAAGAAGCGTTGCCATGCGGTTGTTGACATCGGCCACCGTGTTCTTTAGGCTGGCTTCGTAGGTTTGTCCCCACGCCGTGCCAGCCGCCTGAATCGGAAACGCAATGTCATAGTAGCCAGCCGTCCGAATCGGTCGCGCGCGACCATTCTCGTCAAGCGGCTGCAAGCGGTTAGCGGTCGGTGTCCGGTAACGTCGCGTGTAGTCGGTTGTGCGGTCAACGAACAACGACATAAAGGCGTTTAATTGCCGGTTGTGTTCTGCCATCGTCGCTTCAATCGCCGTGTTGACGACTGGAATCATCGAGTCGCTAACACGTTCCAGAAAGCGATCTGTGAGATTTTCAAAACCATATAATACCTGGTTTGCCATGTTGTATTACTCCTATGCCCTAGTAGGGAAGTGAAATCGACTAGACGTTGATTTCTACTTGCAATAATTTGTCGTAAGCCGTGCCAGTGGTGGTAGCGGTCGCAGGGATAACGCGACCAAGTAGCGCTGTCGTCACCGTGCCGGCAGAATCGGCCAACGTGCCGTCCGTGTCAGACAGATACACAATAGCGTCGAAGTCCAACGCCGAAAGTGCAAACCCATCAAGCACGCCATCACGAACAGCCGTGCCAGCCGCACCCGCGCCGTCTTTGGATACAAGAATGCCCCATGCTCTCGCCTCACCTGTGGCGGTGGCTTTCGCTAGCGTCCATTTTCCGTTTGTGGTATCAATGCGTACGGCTTGCCCGATGGCCACAGTCTCGGCAAAAGGAAGCGTCATTTGTTTGTTGCTCTCGACAACGTGCAGACTGCCTGCCGTGGTCAAAGCTAAGTTTGTCATGTTGTATTACTCCTAGAAAACATTCTGATAGAAATTCTTCGAGCGCTCTTGCGCCTTCTCTCTCTGAACGGCATCCAAGTTGCCCGCCGGTTTTGGCGTTGCAGGCACGCCGCCCAACTGTGTACCGCCCAACTTTTCGGCGTTGTCGGTCAGCCATTTAAGCTGAGCAACGGGGTCAAGCACGTCGAGCAAGCCGCTGATATGCTCAGGAACATCTTTACGGCGTTCCTTGACGTGTGACTCAAGCGCGATCTTGTACTTGTCTCGCTCTTGGCTGGTCGTCTCGAGCTGCGTGCGGTGCTGCGTTAGTTCGGCATCACGATCAAGCAGTGCCGTGGCTTGCTTCTCGGAAAGCGTCTTAAAGTCGGCGCTGTCTTTGAGTGCATCCGCTGCCGCTTTCTCTGCCGCCTTGCGTGCCTTCTCTTCACCGCTGCGTTTCTCGGTTGCGAGCCGTTCTAGAATCATGCGATCTACATCGGCTTGTGTGAATGTCCCCGCCGTTTGTGCCGGTGGCGTAACCGTGGTTTCACCTGTGCCGTTGTTTGTTTCGTCTGCCATCTGGATTACTCCCCCAGTTGATACCGTCCTGGTGACGTGATAATTCAAAGTAAAAAAATAGAGCGATACAAACCCGATTAAAGGTTTGTATCGCTCTGGGAACGCTTGTTAGTTCGTGGTCTAGCGCGTCACTTGGTATGGTAGCCAAGCCGCTGGTTATTTGGTTAGTGTTATGTGTTATCCGAACGCACTCAAATTAACATGCTCTATATCCTCGTTCGGATGTGTTATTTCGGCATGCGGATGACGAGTGATCATCCGCATGTTACGCTCATACAAATGCCGAATTATATCTAGGTAATAACTAATCTCGTCACGTTGTAAAACATCAATTACTCGGATGCGATCCATGAGGCCGCCAGGCTTAGGTTTATCCCAATCGAGCCGGACAGAAATATAATCAACACCTCGGTCACAAAGCGGCTCAATTGTTACAATTGCATAAGGGAAAATCCTTTGCAAGCCTGCCTTTAGCCTAGACATAAAGTTGTAAATTATCACTTCTCGACCTTTCCGTGCTTCCGATTCATGCGCCCTACTATGTTTTCTCTAAATATCAACGCCGTCATCAGTGGCGTTTCGCCAGTCAAGCGGGCGACCTTGCGCGCATCCGTAACAATCTTATCTGTGTCCTCGCCGGTTGCTTCGCAGACCTGATAGAGCAAAGCAAACAACTTGTCTTCTTCCATACGGCGCATGGCATAGTTAAAATCGAGTATCACTTTTCGACCTGCCCCAACTCCTGCACCGTGTAATCACACGCTTGCCCGACCGTCAGCGTAATCATGTAACGCTTGCCCGCTTCCAACTTGTTTAAGCGCCGGATCAGGTTTTGCCATCTCTCCTGAGGCTGCGTTTGCGCTACAGATAGTATAGCAGCTTTTTGTGCAGATTGCAATAGTGAAGTTTGCATAATTTTACGCCTCAACTATGTCAGGGTTATCCACCAATACCTGCAGCACGCCATACGCAATCTTCTCGATCAGTTCCTCATTATGGTCTGCAATCGCTACGCCAGCATTAGCCAAAATACCATGTACAATTTCGTGCCAAAGCGTCACCTGCGCAAACTGCGATTGCAACTGAGCACTGATGGCGATTTGGCTACGGTGTACGCGTAGTTGTCCAGCGTAGCCACTATCACCCAGCGTCTCTTCAATTACAACATCGTAGACGATTGCGCCGATTTTGACTTTAGAAATCATATTCTGACTTTCGTTTGTTCTGCATCCAAAGGTTCAAACTGAATTCCGTTGTCACCTGGATACGGTTCTTTGTGGTCATCAAGTCCAAGTACAATTACTTCTGGAATCTCAACCGGAAAGGCATCGCAAACGAATTCGTTTTTGTTCTCCCTGTGAAAATGTTTACATTTTAGACAGATAGGTGCGGCGGCTTGCATTACTTGGTTCCTTTCGCTTTTTCCATAATGTAATCACCAATCAATCGTGATGCATCGCGTGGTGTTGGGTTGTTTGTGTACTCCGTCCATGCCTCAGCTATTGTTTCGGCTGTATTTGTGGATGCGTAGCGTGATATACTATCGGTAATACCACCAGGCATAGCCTTGATTTTGTCAATTACTTCTAGCATTCCCCTATCAGTGCGTAATCCAAAAGCCTTATCGATCTGATGACCCAGTTCGTGGTCAATTACCGATTTTATTGTGTCGCCACCAATAGGATGAAAACCTATATTGACGCCATATTCTAGGCTTTTTATAAATGCAGGAATATCCTTTCCGTATTTCTCATTTACAACAATACCCTTAAACGCGTCCGTTCTGCCGCCGCCAGAATAGCTCGACGCATACACATCGCCAATTCGTTTTGTGTATATGCCGAGTCTCAGCTTTACTTCTTTCTGTATGCGTTTTTCATCCCACAAGGGATTCGCTACTCTAACGTCATTGTCGATGCTCGCCCTAAAATGGTCCTCGACCTGTTTGTTTCGTCGCTGCGCGCTGCCAACAAATGACATTTGGCCTTTTAGTTGCGGCACGCGTTGCATATTGTCAAGGATTGATTGATTGATGTTGTTGGCAACATCCTTGTCTAACTTGCCGTAATCAACGATAAAATCAAAGTTTTGTTTTGCCCATGCTTCGGCCTCTTTTGTCGTCTTGAATACGGGCGCTTTTTTCGCTTGCACTTGCACTGGTGAGACCACCGGCTCTCCACCCCGACCGGCTAATAAATCCCTCAGCGAAGTCACCTGTAGCGAATCGCCCCAAGTGCCATCACGTTTTACTGTCACCAGTTTGTCTAGCTCAAACTTACCAGCCTGCCACGCATCGAAGCGACCTTTGCCGAGAATGGACTGTTGATCTGTGGCAGATTGCGATAGGAACCACTGCGGGCCACGCTCCCATTCGGCTGGCTTGTAACCGGCGACGATAGGAACCATAGCGCAGCGGCCCTGAACGTGTTCCGCCATCACTTCATTGACGGCGTACCTTTGACCATCGTCCATCATGCAAGCGGCACATACCCGATTATCACGTGTGGCAATTCTCATGTATCCGTTTATAACCTTGCTGTGTTGATAGGTTTGGCGGCTGCTCTCACGATAAACTCTGAGGCTCTCAGTCCTCGCCGTTGCCATCATTCTGGTAAGCGATTGACTCAACCCGTTGCGTACCATCCTATCAGCCGTCACCCGTGGGTTTTGG